AGTCGTCGCCACCGCAGACAACAGGCATATAAAAGATTCCTTACCCACATGGTGTCCGACCATGCAGGGACCATGTCCACGACCATGTTCAGCTGTAAGCTCATACAGCAAAGCAACTACCAAACACGGCAACATGGTCAACATGGTCAGGCCGTACCCAAACGCGCGCGCGCGCCCACGCGCCCGCGCTGGAGAGCTTTGGCTGTAAGAGCAGGCGGATAGGCAACTTACCATGATGACCATGACACTTTTAATGAAATCAATTAAGCGGGAGCGGGTTGCGACTTAGCATGGTCAGCCACATGGTGGTCAACATGGTGGATCTGAATCATGCGGGCGTGGCCCTCGCCTTTTACTTCCAACCTTTTTAAGCCAAACGTCCGGCCGTCAAACCTAGCCAAGATCTTTCCAAAAGCAGACCTTTCCCTGCGCACTTGCCGATCATCCTCACTAGGGTCCTCATCCAATACCCAAGAAAATAAACCCATTTCCCTAGACTTGGTCATCAGCTCAGCAGGACGAAACTCAAGCAAAGGCTGTGACTCGTCCACCATAACAGCACCCACCAGCTTCTCCATGTCTGCCAAAGTATCGTCAGCACTTACAAGCGGAGCCGTGCACGGATGGATCCCGGTAACCAGCTGCACAATGCCACCAACCTGCGCCGACCATCTAGGAAAGCTACTGTGGTTTACCGATCCTGGCGTACGGCCTTGATCGTCCCAATGCTTTACAAAAGCCCACAAAGCACCCAACAACTGCGGTCGCGCCGCCAAGATGTCCTCCTCGCTAATCGCTCGGCTGTACTTACGTTCCTCAATCTTTGCCTCTTGCACGTGAAGGGAAAGCTGAAGGCACCTGCGGCGCATATCTGCATTGACCCTTGCTGTGTTGGCGGTGACATAGATTAGGCAGGACTTTTCGACCTCGAAGTTTCGCGACTGCCCCAGCACACGACCACCCCACACGTTGGCCGTAATAAACGCCTCTAGACTGGACGACTTGATTTCACCTCTCCAGTTATCAAATACCAGATAAGGCTCACCACTGATGGCCGCCGCGTTTAGCGCTTTAGTCAGCTCCTCACTGTCGCTTCCCTCCGGGGGTGCCGTAATCCTCATGGGACCAAACACCGGACAGACCGCTAGGCGGCACAGCAACGTCTTGCCCGCACCTTCCGAGTTAGCTGAAAAAATAAACGCGGGACGTGGCTCCCGAGGCGCCAGCATCAGGTCAAGATATGGTGCAAACATCGCCGCCAAGGCCACAGCCCTAGATCTAACTGCCTCGGCTTCGTTGATTGGCCATGGGAAATCAACCATCCACTGGTCAAAAACGGCTTTGGCTTGATCCAAACTCATGTCGTCCTGCAGCTCCATTTCAGACCTCGTCAGCACCTGCGTCTCCGCATCGTAGCCTTCGGGCAAAAGCTCCAGCGTCCCGTCCTTCCGAATTACCGGCAGCCTTACCGTAGCCACTCTGCGAATCGGCCTTAGTTCCCGAATAAACTGCTCACTGGCCAGCACCCCGGCCGCACACTTGTCGCTCATGCTGGCGGCTTCCTCGCCGCGCTCGCCTAGCTTGTAAGGGGAAACGTAATCCTCAATCCAGCTGTGAAACTTCTCCGATGTCATTACCGATAGCCGGCCTCGCCGGTTGACCATCAGCACGATTCCGTCCCTCTCAAACAGATCCTGATCACGCAACGCCTTGCCCAGATCCTCTGCCGTTTGCCCTATTCTGTGGCCATTACCAGGCAGCCGGATCTTTGGCAGCACGCTGCTGACGACAGCCTGGCCGACGTCAGATTGTCCGATAAAATCAGAAACATCCGCGCTCGCCTCCCATAAAGCATCCAGCACTTGGCCGTCTTTCATGCCGACCTCCGCCACGCGTCCATCCAGTCATAAAAATCCACCTTCCCATCCATGGGGGCGGACGGCCATAGCAACTCCCAGCGCACGATGCGCACTTGGCACCCGCCCTTGTCCCGCAAAGCCTTGGCCACGGCCAGTCCATGATCCTGTCCGGCCTTGTCCCGGTCCGGCACAATTATCACCCTCCTTTTGGCTAGGGTCTGGGTATATTCATCCCGCCACTTGCCGGCCCCCATCGGAGAGGTCGTAGCCGCAATCTTGCCATCTGCTAGAGCCGCTGCATCCGCGTCCTTTTCGCCCTCAAAAATTCCTACTACCAGATCTGGATTGGCCAACAGCTGGGGCAATCGATACAGCACCGGCGTGATTCCGGCCAACGTCCACAGCCACCAGTTGCCCTCCCGGTCTCGGCTGGCCTGTTTGTTGCCAGCCCTCTCGCCCTCGGCCGCCGGGCGACGCTGGCGAAACATCTTTGGATCATAGCGTAGCGTTTGATGCCTTAGCTTTCCGTCTGCATCCAAGTAATCGTACACCTTTACAATCCTAGGCTGAGGTTTCCCATCCTTCCGGTCCTGTACCGGAGTAAGGTCACCAGCCCACTCGCGCAGCATCCGGATTGCTTCTTTAGACGATACCCCGCGCACCTTTTCAATCAGCGTGATCTGGTCACCGCTTTCCTTGGTTCCATGGTCTGTCCAAACCAGCCCTTTGTCCCCCTGCCAGACAGAAAAGCTGGGGTTTTCGTCCCCCTGCCGGATCGGGCTGCACATCTTCCCCGGCCCTTCGGGAAATCCAGCAATGCCCAGCCGACGGGCTGCTTCCGGAAGCGGGATTTTAGCCTTGAGATCTTCTATCGTCAGCATGACTTGACCAAAAATCCACGCCGCTTCCCACGGATGGATGGTTTCCATCCGCACCTTCTGGCGTTGCACACCGTGGCATGATCACAGTCCCAGGCCTTGGCGATCATGGATACCGTCATGCCCGCTTCATACTGCTTGCGCCAAAATTCCCAGCGCTGCGCGACCACGTGCGTTGTGCGATTGCGCTGCTTTTTACCGTTTTCCGGTCGATAGCTGATTTCCTTTGGCACCTCTAAGACTGGCAGGGCTAGCTCAGGCCTCTTGAGGGCAGATCGCAGCACTGCCTCTTGGCTTAGCTGCGCCAGCATTTGCCTGATCTTTTCCAGCTCCCTTTCGTAATGCTCAGACTTCTTTTCCAGCAAAGTTAGGCGGTAGTTTTTCGCCGCCTCGATTAACTTGTTGTCCATTATCGTCCTCCTTTTTTGTTCCAGACATCAGTAGCAATGCATCCACCAAGGCGATGGCCGTGCGGACATCCGGGTTGGCCGTAGCTTCCCGGATGCGCACAAGCGTCCCCCGTAACGTGCCGAGCACGTCACGCCACCAAACCAGATCCGGCACCTAGTCCTTGGCTTTTACGGTTTCGACAAACTCAATCACCGGCTTGATCCAGTCCCGGACCATCCGGTGCCAGCTTGCGTCATGCTGCCATCCTTCCGGCAGATCTCGTTTCCAGATTTCAAACTCCGTCACCCAGGCTTGCAGCGTCCAGATTCCGCTGGATCTTTCGTCCGAGCCGCGCACCACCTCACCAGAAGCAATGGATCGCTTTAGATCGTTAGGAGTTAGTTTTTCCGCCACCGCCAGCTTGGCCCACTTGTCCTGATCTTTCGTTGTTTTAAGTTTCTGCAGCTCCAGGTAGTGCGCCGCCGTCAGTTCCGGCCGCCGCTTCTCAATTGGGACTGTTCCCAACGCCACCAACGCCTCTGTCTTGGGTCCAAAGTTAAACTCCAGCTGATCCAAGGCCTCCTGCAGATCCTCCGCCTCGTAGGACTTCTTGCCGTAGTTTAGCCAGTCCGCGTCCAGCCAAGTCTGCGCCCGGCGACAGCTCTGCAGCCAGCGGCCGACCTCCTTCCACTGCTCAATGTTCAACGCCTTTTCAAACACCAGCCCGTTGGGCGTAATCCGCACCCCGGGCACCTTTTCCACCGCCCGGCCCTCACGGTCCAAGCGCTTTAGTTCAATGATTTGCATTTTTCCCTCCTTTTTTTCCGATTGATTGCCGTCTCCAGTGCCGCTCGCGCTGCACTGTCCTATATGACTCCACCGCCTCCGCACTTTTGGTGTGCGCGTTGCGCCGGAATCCCAAGAAATCCAACCACCACTGCACCTGTTTGCTTACCGCCGCCCGCGTCACTCCCATTTCCTTTGCTGCAGCCGTCTGCGTCCATACTCCGTTTAACGCATCGCTGTTAATGGCAAACATCAGCGCGTAGACCCGCAGCCTCACGTTTCCAGGCTTCACCAGCATCGGAAGCACGCGGGACAAAGTTTCTATCGTCAGCTGCCTGGCTTGGTCTGCCGTTGTTACCTTGAGCCAAGACTCAAAAGCGGGCAGACCCCCACCGGAGTACGATTCCGTTGCTTCCCTGTACAGGGCTTCAACGGGGTTATCGCAAAGAGCAGCCATATCGGGGGTATGGCTGGCCTCCGGCCTTTCCGCCGCATCACAGTGGGGGCCGCTCCAGCTCATCAGACGTCCCAGCTTTTGATTACCGGCCATGCCATGGCGAATATCGCCACCGCCGCGGCCGGAATAATTAGTCTTACGATTAGTTCTAGTTCACTCACGGTTGCCCTCCTTTTTGTTTTCTGATGAAGTCCGCCAAGACCTCCTCCAGCCGCTCCACTCGGGCGACCAGTCCCTGGATTAAGATGTCCCGCCGGGCATTGAGGAACGCGTCCTGTACCCCGGCACTCCAGCTTTGCGATAGGTTGATGTTTCCCAGCACACCCTCCTGCTCCAAATCCCTTACGTTAGTTGGCTCAATCATCGGCCCTTCTCCACGTGCTTAAGCTTTTTGTAGTAGCCGCGGAGCGAATCGTGCGGTCTAAGCCGGGCGTTTTTTTTGCGCCGGTCAATGATCACGTGCACCGCCCGTCCTGTATCTGCAATCGTCACGAATCCGGCGAAGGCCATGAGTCTAGTGGTCAGGCTCATGCTCCCTCCTCTCGCAGGTGTTCAAAGTGCTCGTAACCCACCGGAGCCGGTTCCTCTGGCCGCTTGGCCACTAAGTCCCGCAATGCGTCTGGATCCATGGTTTCGTGTTCATGCCGCGCCAGATCCGGCGTGGCGTTAAACTTGGCAACCAGTCCGGCGATCATGTTTTCAATGACCAGATGCTTTTCGGCCTCACTCATTTGCGGGCCTCCTCAATGGTTTTACGGATTGCCCAAGCGGCAAAAGAAAAGGCAAAAGCAATAAGCCCCCAAGCCGCGCCGACAATTAGGGCCCATCCCGTGGCAATCGCCACCAGCTGGGCCATGTTTTTTATGATTTCCCACGTCATGCTGTACCTCCTGTGGTTAGTCCAATCGTTACAGGGAAGCCCTTGGCCGGCTGGCGGCAGCGGCGCAGCGCATAGTCACCGTTAAGGCGGCACAGCCCCGCCATGTCCCAGAGAACGGGGGCAAGGCGGTGAATGAAGTACTCCAGGTCCGTTAAAGACTCTTGCTGGATCCGGACACACGGCACCGGCTTGCGTAGGCCAAACAGGCGGCGGTCGATAAACGCGCGCGCACAGAGCGCGACGATTAGGAGGCGAAATCCGCCGTCATGAATCTTGTTTGTTACGCTGTTGTCACGTCCCTTGCGTAACTTCCTGTCATTCCAACCGTGGCAGTGGAGGGATTTGAACCCCCGAGGACGATGATAAGAGTTGTTTTGGTTAATTAGTTCCATCGGGTTCTCTTATTTATCTTGCGGATTTAAGCGATTTGATACGCTTGTCCGATGGCTTCGATTTTTGCCCGGAAAGACTCGCCCTGGTACTGGCTGCGGTTCAAATCCCCTACCGGACAGTGGCGATCCAAGGGCACGCGCTGGCTGGTGGGTAATCCTCTGCACCGGGCCCGAGCCATTGAGGAAGCGGCCGGCCTTTCGGTACGCGAAAAGCGGCCGGTGGCCCGGGACGACTGGATCCTGCCGCATATTCAGAGCTACCCCGCCGTGCACTCCACCATGATCCATTACCGAAACTCCTGGCGTTGGCTTCAGCTGTTCATGACGGAGCAAGGCATCACCTCCGAGCAGTTCACCCCGGCGATGGCAGAAATGTATATCCCGTGGCGCATCTCTCCAGACCGGCGGGTCTCCGGCCGGTCCGTCCACCGCAACCAAGCCCTGCGAGACATTAAAATCATGAAATGGATCCACCGCCAGGGCCGGCTGCTGGGCCGCATCCATACCCGAGAGCTCGACGACTACCGCCTTAAATACGCCGAGCCGCGCAGGATTAAGCCGGTCTTTAGCCCGGAGCAGATTGACCGCGTCCGCATTGCCTTGGCCAATCTGCCGGCCGGAAAGGAGTGGATGCGCGTGGCCTTTGAGATTTCCCTGGCCACAGGCTGTCGCTTGGCGGAAACCCAAATCCCCCTGCGCTGTGTGGACTTGGATAACGGCACGATCACATTCCCCTCCCCCAAAGGCGGGGCGGCCAAATCCTTTACCGTGCCCATCCCGGCCACCTTGCGGCCCATGCTTACGGCCATGAAAAAGGCTGGGCTGCCGATCACCTGCCGTCTGCCGGCCAAGGCGTCCACCTACTTTCGACCGGTCTTTGATAGGCTGGGGCTGTATTTGCACTGTTTTCACTGCCTCCGGGTTACGCGCGCGTCGAATCTGCGCCGGGCAGGTGTGCCAATAGGTGCGGCCATGCGGCTGTTAAACCACGGTTCAGAGCTAGTTCACGAGATGTACGTCCGGCACGAGGTAGAGGATTTGCGCCGGTTTGTGGACGCCGGCCAGCCGCCTCCGCCCGCCAGCGGTCAAAATCCCCCGGCACTACCACGCCCAGCACGATGGGGAACCCAGGCTCCAAAGACATCCGGCGCATCTTGCCGTAGGCAATCCCGTAAGCTGCCGCCAGCTCTTTCAGTTTCATCGCCTGGTTAAAAGCGCGCTTCGCCAGAGCGGCAGACAGATATTCTGCATGCGGGGGCCTCCCGTTTCCCATGGCACCGTCACCGTTGAAAGCCCCCGATATCATAAACGACTATCTTGTTTTTCCATTCCCCACCTCGCGTGCGATGAGATGAGTGACGAGCTGGCTTAACGAAATTCTCTTTTTAGCGGCATGACGGAAAGCCGATTTTTTTACCGAGGCAGGAATGGTCAGCGTAATTTTTTCCGCCCGCCTGCCGTTTAGGGTTCCTCGTGCCACGCGTCTTCAATACGTATGGTATACGTGTTGGCAAGACCTTTTTGTAATTTTTTTTTGAGCCCTTGACTGGATACGTATTTTATACGTACCGTTGATATGCTGAAAAAGGAAAAGACAACCTTAACCATCGATCCTGTCGTCAAGCGGAGGGCGGAAGGCCACGCAAAAAGAACGGGCGTCAGCCTGTCTGCCTTGGTCACCATGCTTTTGGTAAGGGAGATTAACCTGGGAAACGCCCTCCACGAGACCCCTGCGAAATATGCGGTCGGTCGGTCACGGGCAAAAATTAGGACAAAAGGGATATGATTGCCGAAGCGGCTGACGGGGCTTGGACGCTGTTCTTTCTGCCGATCCTGATCGGCCTGATCGTGCTGGCCGTCATGGCCATCCTAATGCCCTACTACGTCTACAAGTGCCGCCACCTTTTGCAGGATCTAAAAGACAAGGCGGACGAACAAATCACCGAGACCAAGCGCACCAATAACCTGCTGCGCCAGCTTATCCGGGCTTACGGCCACGAGCCGGATTGTTGACCAGCCGATAGTGCGGACGCGGCCGCACGATGTGGCCCCACGCCACCTTAAAATCCCGCCGCTCCACCATCCCCACCTTGGCCATCTCCCGGCACTTCTGCATGGCCACCTCTTTGCAGTACCCCAGCTTCTCCGCGATTTCATCCGGCGTATGCCAGCCCGGCGGGATTAACTCCGCTTGGCTTTGGTTCACCTTTTTAAAGGCAGCCCGCCAGGCGCTGGCCTGCAGGTCCTCCGGCTTATACTGTGGTGATTTCATCCTGATCCGGGGTAAACACGATCTCCGTTACTTCCGGGAGCTCCCCGTCCCGCTTACGTCGCCAGTCCAGCACCATGGCGCTGGGCCTGGGGATGGCGTCCGGCACGACCTTGCGGCCGTAGCGGGTCAAAAACTGCCATCCGCCGGTGACTCCGATCATCCCCTGCCCGTCCGAGAACCAGCCCCCGGTGTGCCGGTGCCCGCGCAAGTAGATCCGGGCCGGCTCCTGGCCGCAGCGCATGCTGTTGAGGCGGGCGTTGCCCATGGTGATGGAAAGGCTGGTCGCCTCCAGATAGGCACGGCTGGTCACGCCGATGTGGTGGGTGACATCCACCAGACATCCGGCCATACGGAAAAGCCACTTGGCCTTCGCCCCCTTGCCCTCGGCCCCGATCTTCTTTGCTATGTAATGCTCGATCAGGCCGGTGTGCACCTCCGTGCCCAGCGTGACGAAGGTTTTGTGAGCCTTGGCAGCCAGACCGCCCACGGCCTCGATCGCCATGTTGGCGTGATCCTCGATGGATTGCGTAAGGCTTTCGATGGATTTGTGGTGAATGCCTTCCGTGAGGTCCCCGTTAAGCAGAAGGGCGTACTTATCCTTGCCGCGGATCCGGGCAAACTGCGCTTGGAGGTCCGTCCAGCACGCCCACAGCCACTCCTGGTGCACGTTCCCGCCAAAGGAGATTTTGTTCCCGGTGCGGACGGTGGTGTCGGGCGGCATAAGCCCCACCTCAGACCCACAGTGCAGGTCACTGACGACCAGTAAAATGCGGGCCATTGCTACGCCGTATGTGTCAAAGGGTTGCGGGCCTTGTTACTTTTTGTCCTCGTACCCTGGCATGCCTTGAAGGACTTGCAGTATCCTCACGCAGCTCTCCCTTGCGTCCGCCGCAGCCACGGTCTTGTCCTCCGCCCCCTTCAGCGCCAGATCGGCAATGACGGAAAGCTGGACCTTATGGGTGTAAACATATGATACCAGATCCAGCACCTCGCTGATGGCATCGCTCCAGCACGGCCGCATCCAGAGGGCCCCGCCATGCTCCGCCTGCCCCTTGCGGTACTTCTTGGAAAAGTCCTTGATGAACGCCTCCATGATGGAGGCTAGGTGCAGCTCATGCTCCTTGGACATCGGGGGTGTAACGCCGTGCGTCATGGCTTGCGGATAGACACCTTGCGTCCGGCCTTGGTTGGTTTGGCAGATTGTGGTGCGGATGTGGCCACGCCGGCCAAGGCCCGCCAGTCCTTAAATGTACCGTCCTCGAAATGGGGCAGCTCCCAAGACAACCAGCGCAGACCGTGCTTCTCGCCTATCTTCCTCATGATTTCATAGGTGGTCGTGTCCTCCCACGCGGCCAGGTACTCGCCGGCGCTGTTACGACTGGCGGGCACCGCATCAATGCCCCTGGCGTAGCAGTGGAACGATTGTGCCACGGGCGTGCCCTTGGCGTTGGTCACCTTGGTCCCCTTCTTGGTCCGGCCCTGGGCGTAGAGCTCATCCTGTTCCGCCGGTGTCCTGACGGAGCAGTAGATCAGCACCGGGATTCTTTTAGCCGTCAGCTCCTGGTACCACTTGGCCACCCGCTCCCGGAATCCCGGAGCCAGCTTGGCGATGTGGCCCTCACTGCGGTCAACAATCTGCCGCCAGGTCATTTGCTTTCGGCCCGGTGGCGCCACTTCTCTGTTTCAGCCAGACTTGCAGATAAAGCCTTAAGCGCGGAGACGTACTGGTCGCGGTAAGCGGCCGGAGCGGGGCCTTCCTTTCTTTCGATCTTGTCCCACTCGTAGATGAGCGCCTCGATCGTTTCCGGGCGCGGAGGCGGGCCGTCCGCAATCGGCGTGACCGTGGCACAGCCGGCAAGGCTAAGAGCCAGCAGGAGGGCGCTTAGTCCACCACGAATCAATCTGCTGGTCCCGCTTGCGCCGCTCGGCCTCAATGATGGCGTCCCGATATTCGTGCCGGCTTTTCCCGCGGTTTTGAACCCACCAGAGAACCAGCGCCAAGAGGGTGCCGAGGACAGTAAGGGCACCGGTGATCATCCCCTCCCCTTATTTGCGGGAGATTTGCGAAATGAAATCGACGATCTTCTGGAGCGTCCGCTCCGGCTCGTCCCCGGGGATCAGGGTGGCGACGGCAATGGCCGCGGCCAGCACGGCGGTGACGACGCCCAGGTAGGACTGCCAGTTGGATGCGATGTGGGTGATGATTTCCATGCCGTGGCCGGCATGTCAAAGGCAGTTAGGGATTAAGGGGTTAAGAAACGATTAATGGCCGAGGAGCCTGTTTTTTATGATCTCCCAGGCGGCGGCCAGCACCCCGAAAACGATGGTGGAGATCAGCCAGACCCGGCCTTTGATCGTGCCGGCCTCATCCTCCAGGGCCTTCATCTTGCCCTTGTGATCCTCGAATAATTCCAGAATGTGTATCTGGCGCTGCTCAATCCTCGCCACGGCGATGCGGAGCTCGGTCAAAATATCGGAATCACTCATTTTCCAAACTCAAATTTCATGCCTTCCGGGGTAATGCGGACGCACTCCCGGCCGGCATCGTCGTAGAAAAGTTCGACCAGCCCCTCGGCCTGCATCCACTTAAGAATGGAAATCAGCTGCTGGTATGGCGTGGCCATGGGTCACAGGCCGGACGGCACCGGCGGGGCGACAACTTTTCCAGCATCGGCGGCCGCGCCCATGTCCGAATACCTTGGCAGGGCGTTGTTGTCCGCTCGCTTGGGAGAGCAAGAGAAAAAAGCCAAACACAAAAGAATTAGCTTAATAAATTTCATACTTTGTGTTCATATCAGAGATATATGAATTTATTTGAGCTTGAGATAATCCAACATCAAATAAAATAAGTTCTGATATATATCCGCTAATTGCCTGTCCAAGGGTAGAGTCATTTCCAACCGTAATATGAGATCTTGGTTGGAACCCACTCCCTGGTGCAGGGTATTCGGTGGTGTTTAAATATCCATATGTATCTAAACCGTCATCTGTTCTTACAGATAGAATATAATCTGTGGAAGTCGAGATTGCAGCATACCCAACAAATGATGCCCAATAAGAACCAAAATTCGGTTGTGAAATAATGGTATAAAGCCCACCTCCATACGCCTCAACAATACATTTGTAATTACTAAGTGATGCGGATGATCTGACAACAGAAATAATACTTTTAATTGTTGTTGTGTCATTAGTTAATTGGAGTGCATTATCGCTAAGAAATTCAATTGAAGGTAATGAATTTATACCGCTTGAAATATAATTTGGCTCTGTTGCTCCCGACGGTACAGTTAGATGCCTTCCATTACCGCTCTGATCGTTCCATTGTGTCACTAGACCGCTAGATTGAGTAACACCAACATCAGCCTTATACCAAGCATACGGCGTCACTGGTGGAGCAGGAACATACGGAGGGACAAACAAATTTGAAAATTGCGGAAAAAAGGGCATATCAACCCTCTTTCAAGACATAATTAGTTCCAGTGACGGCAGAAATAATTGATACCAATCCCTGCGGTACGCTGGTTTCCCAAGCAAATCCCTGCCCTGCCGAAAAATAGACACTATTTAATGTAGTAGCGGTAGCCCCTATATTTAGGAACATTTGCCCTGTGGTGACCTGTGCTAAAAGATACGAGCGGGATGTATTGCTAATTGCCGTGACAGCGGTTCCGGCAGTTGTGATTGACCCAGAGTAATTAGTCCAAGTAGGTTTTGGTAAATTTACAGTCCCTTGAATATAAAATGGCAGTCCAAATGGATAATTAACATTAGCCGTAACTGTACCGCTAACATTCATGCTAGAAGGAATGTTCGAAACTGTAATTGAATTGCCAACCGTGACCGTGCCCGCAATGGTCTGTGTGCCTGTGGGGCTGGCTGTAACTGTCCCCGCAATCGTGACCGTGTTGCCTACCGTGACCGTGGCTGTAAATGGAATATTGTCTGCAGAATAGACTCTTGCATTAACATACCCTGACCCAATTTCAGTTGTGAGATTTGCCCACTGACCGCTTGAGTTTTTTGCTACAAAAGAATTAAAAGTGACCGAAGATGCTCCGACCGTGACCGTGCCAGAGATGGGGAAAGGGTCGTTGGCTAAATCTGCGGCGTAGCTTCCAATTCCAGATTCAATTTGGCTTGAAATTACAGACGAGTTGGGGTCTAAATTCGCCGTGACCGTGCCAGCAATCGCCTGGATGGCCGGAAGGTTGGAGATGGTGACGGTAGAGGCTGGCAACGATGCCAAGCTGACGGCCTGAGTGGCCGGGAAGTTGGAAATGGAAATAGAGCTGCCGATGGTCACGTTGCCGACGGTGACGGTTACGCTCTCCAACGCCGCCAGGCTGTTTGCGTCCAGCGCCACGGTGACGGTGTTGCCTACTGTTACGGTTGCGGCCACGGAGCTGCCGATGACGGGCTGGGACAGCGTTACGACGGAGGGGGTTTCAGTTAAGGACAGATAGATGTCAGACATGGTATTTTTCGTTTAGGTTTACGTTTACGTTTACGATGTCACCGTGATCCTGGGGCTGAGAGCCACGGATCCCTGCAGTAAGCGGGAGGAAACGCCAGCGCTGGTCACCATAAACAGATCCCACTTTGCCCCGGCGGTGGGCACGAGCAGGCTGGCCGCGCTGGTCACGCTCATCCGCACCTGCCCGCCGGCCGCACTGACCACGCTGCAGGCGATGGCGGTGGCCACCGTTCCGCTGGGGAACTGGCGGATCTCGGCCTTAAAGGTCCGGCCGGAGACGTCGATCGTGCCCTGGGTGGCGGTGGTGAGGAAAAGATCCCGGGTCCAGTCCGCCCCCTGCTCGATCGTGATGTTGTAGGTGGGTGCGGGCATGGGGTTACGGCGAAGCCGGGCGTGTCAAAAGGGCAGGTCTGGGCCTAAGGATACAGTAATTTCCGCCGATCCCTGCGCTGCAGTGCAATAAAGCGGTATCCTTGTTCCTAAAAAATCCAAACCTCCTCCCAATGCCGAACCCTGCCCAAAGGTGGTAAAAACCACACCCATTGCCAAAACAAAATCAAAGCTGCCCAGGTAATACTTTCCGTCACTGTCTCGATAAAGAGATCCCGGCGTCCCCTGATCTGCTGGAGTTTCGGCGGCAAGCCCACCCAAAAAAACAAGGGCCGGCTCCGAATCCGCCGAATCGCCCTCTTGCGGGGTAAATTGATACCTCATGCCGGCGGGATTACTCATTTCAAAGGGCAAGGCGTAGTTGGTGGCCTCAAAAATTCTTTTCTTTTCACGCCGTCCGATTGCCGTCCCGGCAACAAGATTAAAGGATCCAAAGCCCTGGATGGTCGCGCTGGCATTGCCGGTAACGGTCAGGCTTTCGGTGCGCAAAATAATCTTATCCAGCGCGTCCCTTTCAATCTCCACGATCCGTGAGGGCGGGATGCCGTAATCCGATGGATGGCCTGAAATCAGAAAAGGAACCTTGTTAAAGGCACTTCGGCCTCCAAAGGGGTCGCGCTGGGAGGCCAGAATCACTGCGTGGAGACTGGGATCAGCGCGCTGTATCCGGCGTAGTTTGTCCAGTCCATGGACAGATGGGTGCGCACGTTTTGCACCAGCCCATTTTGTGGCGTCACAGTCGCCAGCACGGCGCTGGCGTGGGTTTGCGCCCCGCCGGAAGCCGGCTCCACCCGGCCCGCAAAAACGGAAAGCCTGCGGGCCAGAAGCTCGGTCGATTGCACCGGATCAGATCCCTCAAAATCTATGGTTACCTTGACGCGCAGCAAAATAAGAATGTCCTCGGTCACCTCTCGGATGCCAGTGCGGATCGTCTCGCCGGCCTGACTCACAATTTTTCCGCTTGGGAAAAGGCGTGAATCCTCTTGGATGCGGAAACAGAACTCGTCGTCCTCCTTGAACCACTCCACCTGGAAGGGGTACGGATCTGGGGGAACGGGCGAGCCTGCGCCCCCGGCCTTGATGGATAGGACGGTGCCTCCGCTGGATCGGTTCACCGTGTAGCCCACGCCGGGCTGGACGCGGCAGGCGTCCACAGCTTCCCGCAAGCGGTTGAGCTTTTCGACAAACTGACGTACGTCCGGGTTGCGGCTGACCTCAAAAGTCCCGCACTGGAAGCTGTCGGGCTTCTCGTTGGGCACGGCCGCTCCTTATGAAACGCGGGCGACGACGGTGACGGGGAGCTGGGCCAGGACGGTGGTGTCACTGCCCCGCTTTTCCTCGACCTGCAGGTAGGCGCTGGCAGAGCTGTTGCCGCCCAACAGCGTGATGACGGAGGCGCCGGAAAGGTCAATCTGCTTGGAGTAGTACACGCTGGCCGGAGGAGCGGAAAGGGTGACGGTGGGGGCGGAGGTGTAGCCGGATCCGCCGCTGGTCAGGCTGATGGAGGTGACGGAGCCGTTGGTTAGGATGGCGCTGGCGGCTGCGCCCGAGCCACCTCCACCGGCAAGGGAAACGGACGGGGCTTCGGTATAGCCAGCCCCGGCACAGGTCACGGTAAATCCGGTCACGGGCCATGAGGCGGTGGGGGCGGAAAGGGTGATCGTAGGGGCGGAGGTGTAGCCGTAGCCGCCGGAGGCCAGCACCAGGCGAATGGTGCCGTCGGCATTGACGGCAGGGGTAATTTGCGCCCGGGCCGCACCGGGAGCGGTGGGCACATATGCGGAATCATCCAAAGTGACGGACGGCGCGGCCACGTAGCCGGCTCCGGCACAGGTCACGGTAATGGCGGCCACTTTCTTATAGGCCGCAAAAGTGACCACGGTGGAGCTGGTGGTGAAGCCGCTGCCCGAGCAGGTCACGCGGGCGGAGGCAAGGACGCCGGCGGCGGAGACGGACACCACGCCCGTGGCGGCCAGACCGCCGCAGGAATCAGAGGAAATGGAAAAAGGAATTGAGGAGTTTTCGGCGTAGCCGGAGCCTGCGCAGGCCACGGTGGCGGACTGGAGCGTCCGGCAAAGGTTCACCGGATAAATCTTGGCGCCGGCGGTGACCAGGGAAAGCGTCTTGATTGTCTCGGACGCAAAACGGTCAATGCGAAAAGTCATGCTGTCCGTGGTGACGGAAACCAATGGCCAGATCCCCTTTACCCCAAAGTATTTCCCGCCTGTGTAGCTGTCCTGATAGTCGAGCGCCTCGACGTAGATCAGGCTGCCGGCAGACAGGCCGTGAGCCGTGGAAGTGACGACGGTGGTGCGGCCGCTAATAGTGGCGGAGGTTACGGTTTTGTGAGCTCCCAGAGTGTAGTCCTGCGGTTGAGGCACCACAAAAACATCGGGCGGGCTGGAGTAGTTGTCGCCAATGTTGGTTATGGTCAGGCCAAGCAGGCCGCCAGAAACGGTTGACGACAACTGGGCCCGCTTGCTGGGCGCCCGGACGATGACGTGCCCATAAAGAGAAACGCCATCGCTGGCTCCGTTGGTGGCCCGGGCGGTGACGGTGCCGCCCAAAACATCAACACCAGAAAGGGTCAACGTGGTCGTCAGGTTGGTGGTGGTGGATACCGTGATGACGGCCCCCGACCTGGCGATGATGGATCCGTAGCCCGCGTTGGAGCCGCCGCTGGCCTGATAGACATCCAGAAAAGCCACAATGGACATGACGCCAGGCCAGTTTTCGTTGTCGGGCGGGGTGTAGATAGTTTCAGAGTCCATGGTCAAAACACCAACGGCGTTTGTAATAAAAGCGTTTTTATCAAAAATATCCGGCTCGGAGAAAAACACACTGGGAGTTGATCCGAAATAAAGGCCGCAAGTTGGGGCCTCAATCCCGATCACGCGGTTTTGCTTTAATATTGGCGTGATCACCGGCAGCTGCACCTGGCTAAAGGTGGCGGTAATGGATCCGCTTACCGGCGTGCTCAATGCCGCCGTGGCGGTGGCGGTGACGGCCGAGGCAAAGGCGATGCCGGCCGTGGCCGTGGCCGTGGCGGAAAGGGTGACGGTGGAAAGCGTAAGGGCGGAAGCCACGGCGGAGCCGCCCAGTGTGCCCACGCGCACGTTGATGGCGCTGGCTGCGCTGGTGTAATAGCCCAACACGCTGTTGGTGCGGGTTAGAAGCTCGACATCCACCGTGGGCTTGTCGCCCTGATACAGCTTGGGAGTGGGTGCCAGCTGGGTGGATTGCGGCCCAGTGACGAGGCGATTGTTGTCTAAGTCTACGTAATAGCGGGGCATGGGATTACTTGTGCTGGATCAATGTCAAGAACCGTAGAGGAAGGTGTCCCAGCCGCCCTCCCCGCTCATTTCATATTCCTCGGTGACGGTGTAGGCGCCGGACTGGCCGCGGGCGGAGACGTTGACCAGCAGAAACGTGGCGCCCTTGGGCACGCCGGCGATGCTTACGCCTGGGTTGGCGATCTTGCCCACCTGCCCGGCGGAAGGCGGGCTGGAGGCTTGGTAGGTCTTGCGGATAACCAGCGAGGGCTCGTAGTAGCTGGTGATGCCATCCAGCAGGTACCCGTACAAGCTGCGGGCGCGAGGAACCTCTGAGCCGGAGTCCCGGATCTCGGTTTCAATATCAGAAAACTTCTTGTCTGGCACGTTGATGGCGTCCCGGATGATTTTTTTGCCGGCTGCGGTGACGAAGCCCCCCCTGCCCTCGCCGCCGAAGTTGGGATGCGCCTCGATCGGCACGGTGCGGACGGCGGAAACCACCTCCACCTGCACAGGCTGGAAGCCAGTGCCGGCTCCTGTGTCGGCATCCGTTTCGTACTGATATTGGGTGCGAACTTGTCCAGCCACATCTCTGGTTACGGTGCTGGACCGCAGCGTACCGGTAATCCCAGATGGCTCCGGAGCCGCTTCGGTTCCGATAAAGGTGATGTTAAGGATCTGCTTGCCGTCCTTGTCGGTCGTCGTCGTACGGCCGGGCTGCTCGTAGTAGGGCATGGCTATTGGGCTCCGATATCAAAAGACTTGCCGTCAAAGGTGGCGCCGGCCTTAGCGGTGTTTTTCTCAATGTTTTTGAGGACGTTGAGCTGGTCGCGCTGAATCACGTCAACACCGCCCACCTGGGCGAAGCGACCGCCTCCGCCCATCTGCTGAAGCGAATCGGCCAGCACCTGCATGGAGGATCTGGTTTCCGCCTGGCGTTCGGCCTGTTGCGGCCTCGCCAAGGCTTCCGGCTGAAGATTGGCCAAAACCCTTTCAGCGGCGGCCGCTCCGGCAACGCCCGCGTCAATCAGGCGAAGCTCTTGACGGGCCTCGGCCACGTCCATGCGATCGCGCTCCTTTTGAAAATTTGCCGTGGTAGCTGAAGCTTCGACTTGGGCGGCACGTTGCCGCACAGATTCCGCGCTGGCCCTGGAATCGTCAAAAAACCGCATGATAGGTCGGATGACGGCAAAGCGGCTATACGCCTCCACGGCCTCCATGATTTTGTTGACGACCCCGGCAAAAACCAAAGTCACGCCGTTGCCGAATGTTTTTAATGCATCAGAGGCGGCGGATAAATTGGCGATGGTCTGGTTGGACATAACGCCCATGGATTCACCCAAGGACTGAAAATCCTGCGATAACGTTGGAATCAGATCCGTGGCGGATCTTCCAAAAAGCTGCACGGCCAGATTAAACTCCTGCCCGGCAATCGCTCCGCTGCGAAGCGAGGTGCTAAAGGCTGCCAGCAAATCTTCCGGGCTGGCCGCCCGCAGGTTTTCAACGGAAAGACCCAGGCTGGAAAACCCTGCCGCCAGCGCCTCGTCGCCTGCCACGGCTTTTTGGGCGTTGACGGCGGCCTTGTTCATGGCGGCCGCCACGCTTTCCAGGCTGGCGCCGGACAACTCGGCGGCGTTCCCGATTTTCTGCAAGCTGGAGGCCGAGATGCCGAACTTGTTGGCCAAATCCTGCAGCTGATCGCCTTTTTGAATGGCGGCATTTAATCCCGACATCAGCTTATCAAACGCAAACGCTCCGGCCAAAATCCCCCCAGCGGCGGTCGCAAAGGAGCGGACGCTGCCCTGCAGACGGTTGAGCCCGGTCTCAAAGCCGGATGCGTCCACCCCTGTCTTGACGGTTAACTCACTCATAACCCGTTGGCCTTCGCCGCTTTGGAGGTGGCAATGTTAATTGCCTTAATCATTTTTTGCCTTTGGATGTCAAGGGCACGCTGGATTTGCCCCGACGAAATGCAGCGGCTTACGTAGGGAACCATGTTGGTGATTTTGATATAGGGCCGTGTGCCTCTTTGGCTTTGATCGTCTAGGCTGCTGAGAGCCCGCCCATCCGTATGGCGCTGCACCCAGGCCGGAATATCCCGCATGCCGCCCAGCCATTTTGCGGCACTGGCCCATCCGGCCTTGGCCAAGCCCACGCGCTGTTGCACTTTTTTGGCAAATTTCTTCAGCGAGTTGTAGTCCGTGGGCACTAGCTGCACGAACTGATTGCGGCTCACTTTTTTCCGTGGCCCATGACGGGCTGCCTTTACGGCCACGCCCGCATCGAATTTTGCCACCTTGGCTTCCTTGTGCTTATCAATCCGCAGATCCTGCAAAAGTTTCTCTGCCTCTGCCGTCTTGCCGTCACGCACCAGCCGCACGAAAGCGGCCGCGGCTTGCCGACTGTCCTCAATGTTTTGCAGGTCTTTCCCCTGCCCGGAGTTCCAGATATTTCGGTGCACGATGGCCGGCCCCTTGTACACGCGGTTGATGTCCGCTTGGGCGCTTCCCTCGCCTCTTAGCTTGGCGGCTTTGTCTTTGCCAAACGGAGCGGTCTGAAAGGCCAAATTGACGCAAATCAACCTGCCTTGCGCCTTAAGAATAGCCGCTCGGTCTTTTTCGCTGGCGGCGTAAAATCTTTTTAGGGCGCGCTGAAACTTCCTATCATCCACGGATATTTTTAAGGCCATCACCCAGCCCTCTGCATGCCGCGGCGGGCCTTGACCTTCTCAATCGCCGCCTGCTCGCCCGGGCTGACCAGCTCCACCTCCGCGCCCCGCTGCTTGGCGATGGCCACGTAATACCAGTGCGCCAGCCCGATGGGCATAGTCCAGCTCCTGTCCTCGCCAAATCCGTGCCGAACCAGCCATGCCACCACGTCCAGCGGCTGGGGCAACGGGCACAGCTCCGGCCCCTTCGGCCGCTCCTTCTGCTCCTTTTCCCACAGCATCGGCGGGGCGTGAAAATCCCGGATGTAGGCGGAAAACTTGGTGGCCTCCACGGCCAGCCGGCAGCGCCGGGAGCGAAATGCCCACAGCATGAGACGCCATCCCTGCGGGATGCGATACTCCGGCCATGAGCCGGAACAGATCGAAACGGCCAGGCGCAGATCGGTCATGGTGACGCCGCTTTTGCCGTGCCACAGCGGGCTTTCAATGAGCTCCAGTAACGTGGCGTGCCAGAGGGACAAGGGCTGCAGGCGGACGCCGAGGACGACGTGATCGTCCCGGTTGACCAGGCTCTCGGAAAACAGTTTGTCCAGGGCCACGGCGCGGGGCCCGGAGGCTTAGGTCAGATCCGGGTAATTGATGCCGCGGATGGACACCTTGGCCACGTCCCCAAGCGTGCGGCGGCGCTCCACGCTGGTAGTCTGGAAGGTTAGCCCTTTGGCCGTAAAAGTGGCGGCGGCGGTGTAGCCGTCGTCGATGCCCTCGATGCTGGCTTCCACGCGGTCATTGTAGGCTTCCTTCACGGGCGGGACGGTGTTGGCCGTGCCGCTTTCGGTGATCAACTGATCGACGGTGCCGGTGAGGGTAGCATTGGTGACGACGAGCCCGCTGATGGAAATGGTGGTGCCTACGGCCATGATTTACTCCTTACGGAATGGCGCCCCAGGACAGCTGCGTTTCCGTCACGCGGGGCTCGTCCGTGTTGGTTTCGCGATACTCAAAACCCACCACGGCCCCATTGGTCATCGTGCCGCTGGCCAGCGTGGGGAGTGTGCCGCTGTAGGTTTCCACGCGCTTTTCGCCTTGGGCGTATTTCTTAAAGCCGGCTTTGACGGCGCCATCGGCGCCCTGAACGAAAAGCCGCTCAAAGGAAGTTGCGACTGTTTCTGAAAGAGTGGTGCTGGCGGGTGTGCCGTAGGTGTAGGCCATTTGGATTTCCGTTTTTTGTCAACCGCCGCTTTAGGACGGATCCACGTAAAAGATGGCGGTCAGGCTGTCGGCCATGGCCCGCTCGTTGGTCTCGGTGCGCTCGGCCTGGATGTGGCTGCCCAAGATGGTGACTCCGGCGGTGATGCCGGAAATCATTGCGGCCCGATCCTTGAGCCTAGCCTCCGCCCATAAAAAGGCGGCAGTGTGGCTGGCCACAGTGGCCGTCTCCTGGATGGGCGTCATTACGCTGGCCTGCACGGTGATCTTGCGGGTGTTGGTCTGAATCCCCTCCTCCATGGTCTCCGCACTTTCCGCGTGGATGACGAGGGCGGGCATCTCCAGCTCCGTGATTTTATGGGCGGCCTGCACCTGCAGGGCGGACGGCTTGGACGGACTGACGGTGGTCAGGTAATCCGTCAGCTTGCTTTCAAACGAAAGGCGCAGGCTCATCGCACGTCATCCGGGTCACCCAAGGTGACGGTGATCAGCCCGCCGTCCTCCTGGGTGCTCATCACGCGCTTGGTGGCGTTGGCCACGGTGATGGTTTTGAGTTGAGCCGGGGCGCTGGCGGCCGTGGCTGGATAAACAAACTCTGCCGGGGCGGGCGTGACGAGGCCGCCCATGCCCAGCTCCCCGCTTTTTTCGCCGGGCGTATACATCCCGGTGACCGTGGTGCCTCCGATGGAGGCGGTCACGGATCCGGCTCCGGCCATCATGTCGGAAAGGCCGGCGGTCATCAGGGTGTCCAGCTCGGTCACGCCGTGGGTGCTTGTGTCAAAGATATTTCCGGCAGGACGTCACGGATGCCGTCCACCAGGCTCACCTTGGCCTCCCAGCCCAGAATAAGCCGGGCGTCCTCCGGGTTTTGGACGATGTGCTTCACGTCGCCCGGCCTTTCATCCGTGTAGCGGATCTCGCCGCCAAACCACTGGGCCACTTGGTTTAGACTCCAGTTTTTTCCGGTGCAGAGATCCACGACGCCGCAGTGGCGGGACCGCATGGCGGCAAGGTTCCCCTGCACAATGTCGGACACGTGGGTGAAATCCCTCGTCTGCTCGCCGTCTCCGGTGATGACGAGCCTACCCTCGTCCCGCCGGCTTTTGCGGAGCGCGGCAAAGACGTTTGGGCTGGGCCCGGTCTCACTTTGGCGCGGCCCGTAGACGTTGCTGTAGCGCAAACTAATGACGCTTTGCCCGTACATGTCTGCGTAGGTGGTGCCGATCCCCTCTCCAGCCTCCTTTCCGGTGCGGTACGGGGTCATAAAGGCGTAGACCACGTTGGAGCTGGAGAGGACGACGCGCGGCACCTTGGCCTGCCGGGCGGCCTCGCAAACGTGGAGCGTTCCCATCACGTTGGTCTGATAGCAAAGGATCGGATCCTCGATGCACCAGGGCGTGCGGGCGATGGCCGCAAGGTGAAAGACGCCGTCCTTGCCGTCAAACAGCTGGCAGATGGATTCGTAGCTGCTGATGTCGCGCTCAATCAGGCTGGCCCGGTTGTTGACCTGCTGCCGGAAACCGGACCGCAGGCTGTCGATCACCTCCACGCGGTTCCACGTCCGGCACAGCTCGTCGACCAAGTGGCTGCCGATAAAGCCCGCGCCGCCGGTGACCAGAAAGTGCTTGGGCTGCTGAAAGCTGCGCCAGCGCACGTCCCCCTGCAGGCCCGGGCTGGAGGATCGGCTGATCCAGTAGGCGGCGGTGTTGGCACCGTTCTGCATCATGCTGGCGCCGGTGACGTCCAGGGCCTTGGTGATGTTTTCGGCGTTGTTGCTTTCGTCGCGGACGTGCTCCTTGCCTTCCGCAATCCAGCGGTTGTAGAGGTGAGGCGGACGATCCACCTTGAGGCCGGCCAGCTCGATCCGTTTCCAGATCGCCCAGTCATCGCCGCCCCAGCCCCACAGGTCGTTGGGGAATCCGTTGCAGGCGCGGTAGGCCCGGGCGGAAAAGGCGCAGAATGCGCCCAAGGCCAGCGGGTAACCGTGCAGATCCAGAAAGCCTTCCGGCATCTCCTCCAGCTCTCCGGGCAGTTCGGCCACGGGCAGCTGGTAGTCGGTATTTACATGGATAAAGCAGGCGTTTTCGTCCTCCCGCGCGGCTTCATTGAAAATGGCGTTGAGCAGCCATCCGCGGTTAAACTTTTTGTCGTCGTCCTGCTCACCCACCCAGATTTTGTAGGTGTGCCGCGGGTTGCGAGCCATGACGGTGCGGATGTTTTCAATCAGGGCCTCCAGCTCCTGTTTGCGAAACTCCTGGGGCGGGCGGGCCCGGTAGGCGACAAGGAATGCGTAGTTCATGTGATGATCCACCTTTCTGTTTTGTCCTCCGGCCCAGCCACGCGGGTGGTGTGCTGATTTTTCCGGTGAAAATCTTCTGATGGGCAAAAGGCGCCACGGGTGGCGCCGATGTTCTGGATCCGGCTGACGCGCGGGAACATCTCCCCCATGCCCAAATTGTCGCGGATGCGCTGTACCCCGCCGTCCCAGAAAGAGTCGTCCCAGGAGGGCGAAAGATATTTTTCCCAATAGTCCCGCCACGTGGCCCAGCCCCACGGGGTAAACCAATGACGCCAGCCGGCCGTGTTGGCCTCGGCATCTCCGGCGTGCTGGTTGTAGCCGGAAATGGTCAGGGTCATGGGACTGGCTTGACGGCCGGCCCACTCAAACCAACGCAAAGCGTCCGGGCTGGGGACGGTGTCGTCCTCCAGATGAACGTGGTAGTCGGACGCCTCAAAGCCCAGCGCCAAGCAGTGCCGGATGGCCGCCCCGCAGCCAAGGTGCTTTCCCGGAATATGCACGGCCATGCCGTGGCCACGGGCGATATCGGCCAGCTGGTCGGTCCACTCGCTGGGATCCAGCACGGCAGTGACGGCGTACTCGCTGACGCCATCGCAAAAGGAGAGCGCGGACAGCACGCGCTGGAAATAGTCCGGCCGCCTGTGGCCGCTGATCGTCAGGGTTTTTTTCATCCCTTAAGCAGCGCGTAGGCGGCAAGGTTTCCGCCCGTGCCCTTGTTGTTTTGAAGCGCGTCCTCGCCCAGCCCTTCTGGGCGGATCCGGATGCCGTTGGTGCGGTTAAAGTCCGGCGTGGCGCAGACCAGCGTGCGCGTCCCCTTTTCCCGCAGGGCGTGGGACATGACAAAATCATCCGCCATGAAACGCGCCCGGCCCTTTTCGTCCAGCTGGGCAAACTCCTTGGGCGTCAGGCTGGGGAACTTAAGCGTCACGTCCGGCAGATCCTTGAGCCGGCAGGCGATCGCCCCAAAGCCCTCCAAAATCTCCGCGTGGCCGAGGTGGTCGGGTGCGATGGCGTAGCCTTTCGGCCCGGTCATAAAAAATCCGCACAGGCCAAAGGCCGCCCCGTCGGGGCAATTTTCCACCAGCGTCTGTACCATCCGCGGGGAGTAGAGGATGTCGTCGTCACACCAGATCACGAAGTCGTCTAGGCCAAGCGTCTTGGAGTCGATTCCGTTTTGCACAGCTCCGACAAACTTGGTCGCCGGGCCGTGATCGCGGCTGCGGTAGATCGTGATCTTGCCATCGTCCGCCAGCTTTTGCAGCTCGGCGGGGATCTCCGGGAATCGTTCCCCCGTGCGCGCCAGCTTTTCGGCCACGGACAGGATGATCTCGTCCGCCGGCATAGACTGCGCCAGCAGGCTCTGGATGGTGGGCAGGACGGTGTGGATCCTCTTTGGCGTGGTGGTCAGGCCGATGAACACCTGATTTTTTTTATCCACAAGATTCGGCAACCGCTCCGCCCCGGGGGGCACGGTGCCGTCCTCCAGCAAAGCCGCATCCCAGCGCAGGCCGGGCAGTGGTGCGTCCTTGGCCTTTACCGTCAGGATCAAGTCGCCCAGAGCCTCACTGATGGCTTCATCGGCGCTCTGCACAATGTGCAGCCGGTCCGCAATTTTGTGGCCCTTCTGAGTGAGCAGCAGGTGCTGGATGCCGTTGGAGGCGTCCGCGCAGTCCGTATAGAGCGCCATGGATTTTAGGCAGTCATCGGGCTCTCCGGCGTGGATGACGGTGATCCGTCCCCAGGCTCCGCGGAAGCCGTCCCGCACCAACGCCTTGGCGTCGTCGTGCTGCCCCAGCGCCCGCAGACACTGCGCCATCAGCTGCCGCGGTAGGTGCTTATACCAGCGGTTCTCCTGGTTCCAGTCCTGCGTGGACGGCATGGCGTCCACCTGTTTGAGAATGTGATAGGCCGTGGAAAAATCCCCGTGATCCATCCGATCGCTGGCCAAAAGGCCGTGCGCCTCCCGGCGCATCGGGGAAAGCGTGATGGCCTTGCCCAGGTGTTCCAGCCGCTTGTTGCGCTCGGCCAGCATCATGGATGCCTGCACGTGGAGCTGATATTTTTCCGTGGCGCCCACGTCGTCGTGTTCCAGCGCCAGGAGGCACGGACCGATGGCCTCCTTGTATTGGTTTTTTAGAAAATGCTCCTGGCATAGGTAGTACCACTCCATGCCGATGCCCTGCAGTCGGCTGGCAATGATCCGCTTATTGCGCTCGGCGGAGGTGACCTTCGGCCCTGCGGGCGCGTGCAGGATGCGCAGGTGATTGGCCAGACCGATCTTGGCTCCCTCCACTGGCTTCACCCTCTCGTGGATCTGTCGCTCCCAAAAGGCGGAGAGCTTGCCGTCCGGCATCCGGCGGAAAATCCGTTCCCGGCGGTTGTTGCGCATCCCGCTGTTTTGCACGTCATAGATGGTGACCAGCAGATCCCACTCCTCCTTGCCAGCTTCCCTCGCCTCAATCTGGGCACGGTGTAGGGCCGCTTGGCCGGGCTCAAAGACGTCGTCGCAGTCCGCCCACAGGACAAACTTGCCCTTGGCTAGGCTGAACGCCTGATTTCTGGCTGCGGCAAAGTTATCGATGTGCGGCCAGCCTGAATTTTCTGGGGCGTTGGCGTAGACGGCAAACGTGCCGGCGTCGCCGGCTGCGTCCTGCAGGGCTTTCCTTAGATCGTCATACGGCTGGGATCCGGTGGCGGCCACCACGATGACCTCATCCCACAGGCCTTTGGCCGATTGGATGAGCCGAAAAAGAATCTCGCCCTCCGCTGGGCCGGCGATAAGGGCGAGAGACACAAGGGGGGTGTTCATTTTTTTAGAGAGGAAGGCCGGCCGCACCCCCCGATGCGGCCGGCCCACCAGTTGGTCTAATTACTTAGACGATACGGACGAGGCTGCTGGTCTGCCCGCGGCCAACACCGTAGAGGATCCGGTAGGACCGCTCGTGGCTGCCGAGGCGGAAGTTGTAGTGCTCCGCGACTTGCAGGCTGAGACCGCTCTTGGGTTCCGTCACCACTTCGACGTTGCCGGGGAGGCTGACGCCGTCGGGGATCGCCGGGAGGCGGGTCGCCACGACGAGGGCTTCCCGCTGGGCGACAAAGCCCTTGGACACACCGGCCGCAAGGCCGTTGTAGCCGTAGACGGAGATGCCCGCCACGGTGCCGATCTGGCCGGAGGCCACGACGTCACCGCTGCGCTGCGCGTTGGCAACGATGTTGGAATCGTTGAGCAGGCTGGCGTAGTTGCCCGGGGAGAGAACCGCGAAGCGGCCGCCCATGGGCACCTTGTTGTTGTCGAGCGAGAGACCCGCGCTCACGATGGAGCGGAAGGTCATGGCATCGGCCGACACGGACAGCGTGGAGCTGTAGTGGGTCGTCACGAGGGCCAGGACGGAGTCCACCATCGCCTTGCCCAGCGCGTGGGCGGCCTGTTCGGCGAAACGCTCGATCAGGTTGATGTTGGAGCTGGTGCGCTCGTCGTCGTTCACCGCGTAGGTCGTGTGCTTGAAGTTGTTGAGCGTCACGGTCACATCGGTCTGCGTCACGTCCGCGGGAACGTAGCCGGCGGTCGAGCTGTAGTCCGAGGCGGACTGGATGCTGACGATGTGGGTGGTGATGGAATCGCCTTTCCGGGCGGTGGCGTCCGAGAAGTCGCTCACGCCGGCGGAGATCCAGTTGTAGTTTTCGGTCAGCAATTCCAGCGCACGCTGGGCGATGACCTTTCCGTTCGAGACGGAACCGAGTGTGTTAGCCATGGTGTTTGGTTATCCTTTGGGTTATCGCGCCAGTTTGATTTTCTTGAAGATCTCCGCGGCGCGGCGGGGATCCTTTTCCGCGTTGAACTGCGAGAGCAGGTCGGAACGCGAGAAATTCTGTTCAGCGGAAACTTCGAGCGGCTTGATGCCACGCGAGGCTTCCAGATCAATCTTGAGGGTGGTCAGCTCGGCCTTGAGAGCGGCGGCCTCGTTGGTCGCGGGTGCTTCGGCCTTGATCTCCTCGATCTTGGCTTCTGCGGCCACGGTATCCTGGACGGGCTCGGCCTTGGGTTCCTCGGCCACGGGAGCTTCCTCCACGGCGGCTTCCATTTTGCTTTCCTCGGGCTTGCCGGTCATGGGTTCCTCGACCACGTCCTCGACGGCATCGGCCTGCAGCATGGCCATGATGGCGTCCAGCTTGGCGTTGATGTCGGAAAGGGTGGGCTCGGCCAGTTTGGCGGGCTCTGCCGCCGGGGCCGCCGGGGCTACGGGCGCCGCTTCCGTGGCGGGCGTCTCTAGCTTGGTTTCTTCAACCTGTGATGTTTTGGTCACGGCGTTTTGCTTGCTGTCAACCCGCGCATGGAAAACCCCGGTGGGGTTGGCGGCCGGAGTCAGCACAAGATCCACGGAAAAGAGCGTCTGCACGGTGGCCAGCTGGGTGCCGTCGGCCGCCTCCCGGGGCACGCCGGAGAAGCTGATGGAAAAGCCGATCTGGCCGGGCAGCGTGGTGATCAGCTCGCTGAAATACTGAAAGCCGTCATGGCTTTCAAAAAGAGTCAGGTCTGCGCGGACGCGGCCGCCATCCAGCCCAAAGTTTTCCAGATAGCCGATGATGTTTGAAACGCTGGATGAGTGATCCGACAGGACCTTGACCTGTCCGGCCTCGTTCCCTTTTTCGACAACCTGGGAAAGAGTCTCCGCGTCGATGACCATGCCGTGGCCTAGGGCGGGGCCGGCAGTGATGACGGAGATGCCCTTAAATTTCTTTTCGGCCATGTCCGGTCAGGGCTTGTCAAATTCCACGCGGCCGGCATCCGCCGCCGCGCCCATGTCGGAATAAACAGGCAGATCGGCCTTAGGCTGGGCTGGCTTTTGGCATCCGGCCAGCAGCAGTGCAGCCAAGAGGACCCGGATCACTTTTTCTTTTTTAGCTTTTTGTTTTTTAGGCCGATCGCCTTGACCACCATATTGAGCTCCTTGTCGGACAGCTCTAGGTCGGGCTCGTCTTTCATGGTAAAAGCCTCGGTCAAAACGGCCGCCGGAGCGGTGTCTGGCTGGGTCACTTCCACCGGCGCGGCCATGGTGACGGTCACGGTAGGTGCGGCCAGCTCCGGCTGAACGGTCTGGTCAACAGCCGGCTCGGCGGACGGAGGGGCGAGCGGGGCCGGTTGGTTGGGGATAAACTGGACGTCAGAGGCCATCAGTCCGGCCTCCTCGGCCTTGCGCCGGATATAGGTGGCCTCGGCAATTTTCTGATCCACAGCCTCCTGCCAATCCTCTCCGCGGCTGGCGTAGATGTGCGCCATGGTCGTCAGGCCCAGCTTCAGATCCTCCCGGTCGGCGGCGCTGTCGCGTCCGGCGTCAATGGTGGTGCGTTGGGGAGTGTGGTAAACCGCCTGCCACCAGCGGTCCATCCCGCGGGGCGGGGTTAGGTCTCCGCGCTTGATGGCCTTGGCCAGCGCCCATAGGCGGACGCGGCTGACCAGCTGGCTGGTGATGGCTTGCGCCACTTCGTCAAAACGGCGCTGGGCTTGTGCCAAGACAAAGCGCTGCGAAGGGCCGGACAGGTCGGCTTTCCACAAATACTCGTAAGGCAGGCCAAGGCCGGCCGCAGCGGCCCGCAAAATCTGATCCATGAACTCCTGCAGGTTGGGTCCGGGGCGGTCGTTCTTGATTTCCTTGAGTGTCTTGCCGGCGGGCAGGTTCCAGATGGCGCCGCCGCCCATGATCTTGTCCGTCGTCAGGCCGTCGTCGCTGGTGCTGTCGGGCCCAAAAAACCCGGTGTTTCCCTGCCCTTCCAAGGCAAGGCCGATGGCGCCGGCGCGTTTCACGCCCTGCACTTCGTGGTCCAGAATCTCGTCGCGATCCTGCAAAAGGTTGAGGCAGGTCACCAGCCGGGAGATGCTGCGCAGCTCGTCCGGCCGGTCTCGCTCGGCCAGTACCAAGAGGTCGGACGACTGCACCTCGGTGTATTTGTCGCCGTCCCCGGTGCGGATGTAGTAGGAAAGCGGACGGCCTTGGGCGTTGGTGCGTACCCCGTCAAAAATCCTTTTTTCGCCCGTAAGGTAAGACGGCGTCTCGCAGCGGTGGGCCTCGACCATCTGCAGTTGGGGCCATCCATCGCCGTTATCAATTAAAAGACAAAATACTTCGTTGTCCCGCAGCATCGCCCGGCACGCCACCTGCTGGAACGAGGCCCAATCCAAAATGCCACGGACGTCACAGGCAATCTCCCAAGAGCGGAACCACTCCTCTGTGGCGCGGTTCCAGCCCTCGTCCTCCGTGCGGGCCTGGCACTTGATGCCCGGGCCGATGGAGTTGCGGGTGATGCTGTCGATCGCCCCGCGCACCACTGGGTTGTTGTAGTAAAAATACCGGGCCAGCCCCAGCACCTGCCGGCGGCTGGCGGTCGTCAGGTCTGTCTTGGTGTCTTGGGGCGTGGCGTAAATGTAACGGCGCCGGCGCTGGTCGTTTTCCCCCGCACGGATAATCCGGCCAAACCAGTTGCCCCAGGATCCCATCTTAGAAAACCTCGGACGGGTAGGACGGATAGGAGACCGAGCCGGTGGACTTGGTCAGAAAATCCTCGACCTCAGTGGACGTGGTAAAATCCTTCACGGCTTTCCAGCAGTTAAGCGCCAGCTGGGTGACGCCAGCGGGATTAAAGCCCGGCTGCAGCTGGTAGCTGAACGATTTGCCGGCCACGGATGCGCTGACCATTACCTTGCCCCCGTTGGTGAACGTGTTGGCCTGCCCGGCCGCAAGAGCCTCCAAGGCAAGGCGGAGGGCCACAGGGTCTTTCGATGCCTGGATCCAAAGGGAAAAGATGAGCCCACGCTCCACGCGCCCTTCATGCTGTCAATTTAGCGGCCGCCTCCTGGGGCCGGTTTTGTTCGTGCTCTAAAAACACCAGCACCAGCTTCTCACAATCCCCCAAGTGGTTCGCGCCCACCACCTCCCACGTCAGCTCTCTCTGCCCATAGCGCAGCTTGCGCTCCACCAGCCGTTCATTCGTCAGCTGGCTGATGTAGTCGCGGCCCAGATTGCGCGGCAGCCACCAGTCCGCCCCGGTACGCTCCTTAATTTTGTTGATGTAAAGCGTGTGTTTGAAAACATTATCGTCGTACTGGACCAAAGGCAGAGTCCGGCCCAGGTGCTCGACGACCTGCTTTACCACGCTGGCCCGCATCCCGGCGCTGGCCGCCCGGCCCTTGCTGGCCCAAAACTTTCCGGCCGCCTTGATCACAAACTCGTACACACCTCCGGTCCTCCGGGCCGCGTAACCAGAATCCACAAACCCGCCCAAGCAGCTTCGGCCTTCGCCCTCCTTGCCACGCACCGGATACTTTTGCCCAAACTTTTGCAGGACTGCGTCCCAGCCGATCAGCTGGCCGTAGTCCACTAGCGCGCTCCATGGCTTACCTGCGTTTTTGCCGTAGGCCCGGATCGTGTACCACAGCTCCGTCTGCTGTACGTCCACCGCCATCATCAGCCCATCCGGATCCATCGGGCACTCGCCCAGCAGATATTCCGGGCTGGCCTTGATAACATCCTCGACGGCGCTGGGCTTAACCGTGGCCGCGGCCGGAGTCCATGTCTTGGCCAGATAGCTGTTCACAAAATGGTGCAGCCCGCGTATGCTTTCCTTGTCCTGAATAAACATCACGGCCAGCTCGCCCCAGGTCTTGTGCGGGCTGTAGAGCGCGTTGAGGTGATAGCTGCGGCGCCCCGGCTCGCCTTGGGCTGTGGCCTTCCACTTGCCCTGCCGCATCATCTCATTGCGCTCGCTAAAAGGGATTTGCCGCCGGCAGCCCGGACATTCGTAATGGGCCGTGGCCTTTAGCTTTTCAAAATTCCACGTCTCAGAATCTGCCTCAAAAGAGGACTCGTCCCACTTAATGCCCTCCCACTCCAGGTTGAACTGATGATGGCACTCGCGGCATGCAACCATGTAGTAGCGCTGGTCACCGCGCTGAAACTCTGTCCAGATGTTGACCCCCTGGTCGATCGTCGGGGTGGACGCCTGAACATAAAGCCAGTGCGGGAAAGATTCCATCCGGGCGCCGATTAGCTGAAGCGGAGCGGCCTCCTTGGTGTTCCAGTCTGGAAACTTGTCGATCTCGTCGGCGATACTCATGCCGACACTGCGGCTGGAAAGATTGCTCTCGCTCCCTGCGCCCACCCACCAAACCGTGCCAGATCGAAATCTCTGCTCGTCCAGCTTCATCTCATCGTCATTGTCCGGGCAAAGCCGGCTAAGGCACGGGTTGCTCTGCACCAATTCCATCCATCGGTCAGCGCTGATGGAGCGTGCCAGCTTAAGCGAAGGCAGGACCACCATGCAGGGCGTCGCCCTGTTTGTCAGTCGGTGGGCCAGCATGAGCTGCAGGGCCGTGCTTTTACCGCACTGGACCGCAAAACATAGCGTCAGCTCATGCACGCCCGGAGCCGTGGCGCTGTCGAGCACCTCGCGCAGATAGGGCATGGAGTCCAAGCTGACCTTCCCGGGCTTGCTAGGACTGTACCGCTCAGAAAACCAAATGCTTTGCTCCGCCCAACGGCTCACTGAATCCATCCCCGCGGGGCGCAGAAACTTAAAAGCCGCCCCTGCCCCATGGACTGGTGATGATGACGTAATGGTCATGCAATCATGCGGGCCTTTATGGCCTCATAAGTACGACCAGTTTCCTCGCGCATAATATCATGGATCTCCTCGGCGCTTTTTCCGACAAGCCGGCTGCCCTTGTTGACCAGCGCCTCTAGGCCGCGCTGAAATTCTGCGGCCAACCGCTCCACCACTTGGGTGTGCTGGGTAACTGTCATCATAATCCCGGCAACCGCTCGGGCCTTGGACAGCTCATCTGCCGCATCCCGGGCCCGCTCTTGGGTCGTTATTACCTTGTCCAAAGCCAGCCGGATCCCGTGAACGTCTTTGGCCTCCTTGGCTTGATCCAAAAGTTTCATGGCTTCACGCTCCGCAACCTTTGCTCGGTTGGATCGCTCCCTTACTTCGGTCACTTCCGGCGTTTCCCCTGGTACAGCCGTCTCCAGGCTCACCGGCCCGGCCGGGTCCGTGTAAGCCGCAGCAGCTTGGACGACCCTACATCTAGGTGCCCTTTGAGAATTTGCAGATCTCCATGCGCTGGCCTCCTCCATGCTGGTCAACGGCATACCCTTAGCCACCCACTTGGCCACGGCCTGCCGGCTGCATCCCCACTCCTTGGCTAAATCACTGGCGGTCATAGTTAGCCGCCAACCTGTCAACCTAGACTCTGTTAAGGTTACTCTCGCAAAATCAACGGGAGTCGTCGCCAC